GGCTCGCCGCCGGTGTCAAGTTCGGCCCGGCCAAAAGGCAAATAATCTACGGGAGAGGGACAATAATCTAGTAAGGTTAGATAACTTGACGTTGTAAGTGCTTGATTCATAAGGCGTGATCTAAATAATCTAAATAATCTACGTTTTTTGAAGTAATGTGGCGCTACGGAGTTGGGGGAGAGAGAGTTAGGAATCATAGCGCAGTATGTTTATGGATGATTTTCAAAACTGTAGTAAGACATTACTTTGAAAACCCTATATTATATAGATTATTTAGATCACTTATATATAGGGACTCACGGTGACTGGATTGTGGTAACCCCTTGATTTGCTTGGACTTTTACCTAAACTTGACACCTTACACCTTACATGCCTTTTGTAAGGTGTAAACTATAGCCCGAAAAAAACCGTGCTTAGTTAAAAGTGTCAAGTATAGATTGTTTAGATTGTGTCAGGTTATAGCCCTATACCATACACATTACGCGTCTAGTTGCCTGAGCCTTGAACCCCCGACGTATGGTTACTATAGGAACGGCACAGCGCTACCGCGCACGCAAAAGAAAAGGCCCGAGGGGGTTAGCCTCGGGCCAGTGGTTACATTCGGAACTTGAGTCGGTAAACGTTCGTTCGCGTCGCGACCCAGAGGAGCCAGAGCGCTTGCGCCCTGCCCTTCCCGTACCGTGGATCTTGCCAATCCCCACGCATAACTGCGTAGGTGGCCCAGAGTCCGTAGCGCTCGATATCCTCTCCGACTTGGAGGATCTCCGTCATCGTCAACATATCGTCACCTCTTGAAAAGAGGGCGGGTTTGCAGTCCCCACCCAGTTGGTTACTTTTTCACCGCGTCGAGGGCGGCCTCGGCAGCGCGGTATCTGTCAGCTGCCGCGTCGGCGGCAGCGCGGGCCTTGAGCCAGCTGTCCCTTGCCACGTTGTAGGTTGCCCAGAGTTCCCTGTCGTCGGGGTTCTCCTCTAGCCACGCTCTTGCCGTTTCCACGGCCCTGTAGGCCCGTTCCCAGGCCCGCGCCTCTTTAAAGTACGCGGCCAGCGCTCGCCCTAGCGCCTCTTTAGCGTCATCCGTATCCATATCAGTCCCTCAAAAAGAGGGCGGGTTTGCAGTCCCCGCCCGGTTGGTTAGAAGGTCACTTTGGGCACCGTGGCCGCCTTCGATTCCTTCGATCCGTCGCCGGTCGCCAGAGCGACCGAGACCAGATGCTGCTGGATGCGGTCGAATTTGACCTTCAGCTTGTAGCTGAATACCAACTTCTTGCCCTCCGGAATCTTCGACGCCTTCGACGCCCTGAAGGCTTCCTCGAACCGCTTCTGCGTTTCGAGCGCCTCTGCACACTGCGCCAAATGGCGCTCATGCAGAGCCTTCAGTTCCTTCGACAACCCGGCAAGATCAGCCGGGATCCAAGTCAGCTTCTCGCTTGACTTGTACATAGGCAGTTCCTCTTGTTAAACAACCCAGAAAGCGCTGGGCTTCCCGCATCGCAGGGGTTTCCCTTGCCGACGATTCAACCTTCCCACGAGTTGACACGGGTGTCAAGTTTGCGGCGGTGAGAAGGAAGCGCGCATCATGTGCGCGCATCATGCGCGGGTGCGCGGGTGCGCGTGCGGGGGGGGGCACATGGATCGGCAGCCGCACGCCCCCCGCCTATGTAAGTAAAGCTGTTTCACCACAGGGCTTGAAACTAACTCCCCCTATTGATAAGCTACTTAAAACTTACGTTTACGGGGACTAAGTGTGGACCAGCTTTTGATTGAGCAGTTACGTTCGGCGCTCCGCTACAACCCGGAGACCGGGATCATTACCAGAGCCCCGCATTGGAAGCCGGTTAACATCCGAGCCAACGGGATTTCCGGTGCGTCGGTCGAGCTTGGAGGGAGGCGGTATTCAGCCAGACGGGTCGTGTGGGCGCTGGTTAATGGTGAGTGGCCCCCTGCAACGCCCGGGTATATCCGAGTCCGTAATGGGGATCACCGGGATCTGCGATGGTCCAACTTGTACGCGCACGGTGCCGAGTCGCATTGCGCTAGGTGTGACCGGTTCAGACCGATCTCTGAGTTCTACTCCCGTGGAGTCTCCAAGACTGGGCTGCAACGGTACTCGGCGTATTGCAAGCCATGCACTGCGGAACGGCACGCAGAGCGGCCCGATTACGCCCACCGGGCGAAGGTAAAGCGGTACGGGATTACCACCGACCACTATGCCGCATTGCTGGCACGGCAAGGCGGAACCTGCGCAATATGCAAGCGGCCCCCATCTGCTAGACGACTGGCAGTAGATCACTGCCATACCACCGGAAAAGTACGTGGGCTGTTGTGTAGCCCATGTAATGTTTCACTGGGGCAGTTCGGCGATGATCCCCGGAGACTAGTCGAAGCGGCCAAATATTTGCTGTTGCCCCGCTAACTTCTGATCTGCTACCTTCGCAGCATGGACTCATCCTCGTTGTGGCATACCAAGTGGTCGGACAGACTGGCGTTCGACGTTGCCCTCACCCTTGAAGGCAGTGGAGAGCCGCTTAACGAAGTCATCGCCCGGCACAGGATCTCCACCTCAGAGCTTCTTGGCTTCAACGCAGATCCCGTCTTCCTCAGGCGTGTGGAGCACTACCGCACCGAGGTGCGCGACAAGGGACTCACGTTCCGCCTCAAGGCACGCGCTCAGGCCGAGGAGCTACTCACTACGTCCTACTTGCTGATCCATGACCCTGCGGTCTCACCAGCGGTCAAGGCTGACCTGATCAAGTCCACAGTGAAGTGGGCTGGACTGGAGCCCAAGGAAAATGTGCAGACTGATGGCGGCGGTGGTGTCAAGATCACCATCAACCTTGGTAACTCGCCCGCCGACGCCCGTGTGATCGACGCCACCCCTGAACCGGATTACTTGGATGCCCCTGCCTTCGAGCCTGCTTAGTCTCTTTACGGAAATCCGCGATGGTTTTCCTGCTGCGCGGTTCAAGAGCGCTTCCGAAGCGCATAACGTCGAGACTGCACTCAGGCTGAACCAGATGTCCTACAAGACCAAGATCGTCAAGCGCAAGCGTGCGCCGCGTGAGTTCGTGGTACTTCTACTGACGCCGTCACACGGCGACTTGTCCTGACATGTCGCTTGTAATCAACTACACCCCCAGCCCGACTCTCAAGGAGTTCATGCGCTCGGATGCCAAGATGCGCGTCATCATGGGTCCAGTTGGCAGCGGCAAGAGCGTGGCGTGTTCGTTTGAGGTGATCCGTCGTGCCTCCATGCAGGCACCCAACGCGCAGGGTATACGCAAGACCCGCTTCGCTGTGGTCCGTGAAACCGTGCGTCAGTTGCAGGACACCACCATCAAGACGTTCCTCGACTGGTTCCCGCCGGGGCAGTGTGGGGACTACATGCGCACTACCAAGACCTACTTCTTCAAGCTCGGGGATGTAGAGTCCGAGATCATGTTCCGCGCACTGGATGACTCTGATGACGTAGCCAACCTCAACTCGCTGGAGTTGACTGGCGCGTGGTTCAACGAGTGCCGCGACATCCACCCCGACATCATAGATGCGATGTCCAAGCGCGTAGGCCGATACCCGTCGAAGAAAGACGGCGGTCCCACATGGCACGGCATGTGGGGTGATACCAACCCACCGACGATGGATACATGGTGGTACTACCAGATGGAAGGGCTGGACATCAAGGATGGTGTCTCGCCCAACAACAATGGATGGGCGGTATTCAGACAGCCCTCCGGACGCAGCGCATTTGCCGAAAATATCGAGAACCTGCCGCCCGACTATTACTCGGTACAGGGCCGTAGCGACGAGTACATCCGTGTGTACATCGACGGCGAGTACGGACTTTCAACGGCAGGTATGCCGGTGTACAAGTACTTCAGGCCCGATTACCACATGGCCAAGCAGCCCATACGGCCCATACTCAACGGCGTACGGCCCATCGTTATCGGGATGGATCTCGGGCTTACGCCTGCGGCAGTCATTGGGCAGCAGGATCCGCGTGGTCGGTCACTAATACTTGACGAAGCTGTCAGTTTTGACATGGGCATCCAGCGGTTTGTCCGCACGGTGCTCAAGCCGCTCATCTACGAGCGGTTTCCCAACGCACCCATACTTGTTATCACAGACCCTGCAGGTGTGCAGCGGGCGCAGACCGACGAGCGCAGTGCGGTGGACATCATCAAGGCCGAGGGGATGCGGGTGATGCCTGCCAAGACCAATACCATCTCGGCGCGGGTGAACGCCGTGGATGAGTTTCTCATGCGGCAGGTGGATGGCGACCCGGGGTTGATCGTGGACCCCCGCTGTACGCGGCTCAAAGCGGCCATGATGGGCGGGTATCGCTACCATCCCAAGAACGGCGGCATTGAGAAGAACAAGCACTCACACGTTGCCGAGGCCCTGCAGTACCTGATGCTCCACCTGCACAGTGCAGGGGAGGGGGCGTATGTGGCCAGACGGAAAGAGATCAAGCAGGTTGCTGCCTCCGGGTGGACTTGATATGCTCTCCCCCGTCGCCTCTTGGGGGTTAGTGCCTTTTCCCCCATCTGCCTACCCCTGCTGGATTCACCCCCAGCAGGGGCTTTTGCATTTCCATCGCAGATGGTATAGCGTATCCCTGCGTGCAGGATGCGGGAGTCGATTATGAAATGCGGTAAGGCTTACGACGTTAAATCCACCAACCCGAAGATGTCCGGGAGTGACGGGAAAATGCCCTACGCTGGCAGTTACCGCACAGGTGGCGTTGTCTCGATGAATCGCAGTGATGCGAAAGACTCTGCTGAGAACGACCGTCTAGCTCTCAAGTTTCTCAACCAGAGTGCCGAGAAGCCCCGCGCCCCTCCTGCTCCTGCACGCGCCTCTTCTGCTCGGATGGCGGCAGAGAACGACAAGCTCGCCGTCAAGTATCTCAACCAGCCCCAGCCCCAGCCCAGAGCCCCGAGAGCCTCAGTAGCGATGCCCAGTAGCGAGCCCAGCCGCAGCCCCAGCCCCACCATGAGCAGGCCCACGAGCAGGCCCACGATGCCCACGTTCGACAACTACTCCCCAAGCGCCCCGAGGGGAGCCCGTGGACCGCGAGCGCGCTCAAGCAAATAGCACAGGATTTAACAGCAATGGCTACCGTTACCCCCGCGACCACCATCGTCAACATCCGTGGCATGAGTGTCCCGCGTCTCACATGGGCCGACATCGTTACCGGCGACACCGCCGAGCCCTACGGCATCACGGCGCAGGCGGCGATTGCCGGGTCCATCCAGATCGGCGGTACTTTCGGTGGCACTACCGTCACCCTGCAGGGTTCTAACGACGGTACGACGTACTTCGGCCTGAAGGACGTTGCCGGGAACGCCATCACTGCCACGGCAGCTGCCTATTTTGAGTTCACTACGGCGGCGCTCTACATCAGGCCAGCGCTGACCAGCGGATCGGCCAACGCTGTCGATATCACTGTTCTGCTGCGAGGCTGATCATGGCGCTCGCGCTAAGTATCATCATGCGCAGGCTTCGTCTTGGGGGTACCGCTACCCCCGTGACTGCGCCTACTCTCGATTTCAGCAAAAGCGCGAACTCACAGCTTTTGCTGGTCAGTATTGGAGGTCTTTAAGTGGCTACGATTCAAGTTCTCGACGCGACCAGCACGCCCCAGACGGCGGCACTGGTAACCAATACCGGCCAGACCACGGCGGCGAACAGCCTCCCGGTAGTTTTGGCAAGCGACTCGTCTCCGCTTGTTATTTCTGGATACGACGCGACGTATGAGAAACTGCTGGTAGGCACTTCCCGCGAGAAGTTCTTCGACAACTTCCCCAGCTTCAACACCGCGACGGTGTGGGACTTGGTCCAGAGCGGAACGGGGATGACCGCTCCGACTGTAGCCGGAGGCGTGGCGGTTGGCGCAGCCCCATACATCACAATGTCCTCCGGTACCTCGGCGGGCGAGCGGATGGTTTACCGCAGCCAGCAGACGTTCTCGGCACCGCTTGACCTTCGCGTGCAGATTAGCGCGAGCCAGCGCATTGCCAACAACACGTTCCGTATCGGGTTCCTTGAGGTTAACGACGCGGGTGGCCTTGTCACCAGCACCGACTTCACGACGGCTGCTGAAGTGCTTAACGCCCGTAACGCGGTGATGCTGGAACTGTCAGGCACCGTTGCTACCACCGGAGCCTTGCGTCTTCGTGCGGCAGGTTCGACGCTGGATAACATTGCCGCTGCCTACGGCACGGGATTTACGACCGTTGCCACGGGCACAGGCCCCCACTTCCTCTCCGCCACTACATACGGCCTTGTCTTTGAGCGGGATCGTGTCAATACCCGCGCTTGGGGCCAGAACCTCATGACCAACACGGGTGGACAGTTTGTTTCTGATCGTGTGATGCCGGACCCCAACAAGAAGTACAAACTGTATTTCATGGTGGAGAACGGAGCCACTGCCCCGGCTTCCTCGACCGACTGGCGCATCCACCTTGTCAACATGCTGGACGCCACCCGCTTTGACGTTTCCCCCCGAAACCCGGGTACGACGGACCAGTCCAAAGCGTTCCCGGTTGTTGCGACCATTCTAGCGGGCACCGTCACTACCGTTTCAACGGTGACAGCGGTGACCACGGCAGGCACACCCCTTGCTCCGGCTACCCCGTACTTTGTGAACTCGCTGGCAACGACCAACGGCGCACTTATTCTGACGGTCC